CCAGCATCAAGATTAGAGACAGTTATCACACTCGCATCAATTGTTCCGGCTGTTATTTTGCTTGCACTAATGCTAGCCAGCGCGTTATTGCCGAGACTATTGGCTACCCACGAAGCGCCATCCCAGCGGTAGATCCGATTATCATCATCAGTGTCAAACCACAGATCACCAGAAGCAGTGGCCGTTGGTGCACTAGTTTGCCGAAAAACTTTGTTTTTGCCGTCCGCAGTGAGCTGCGCGGCGGCCGCGTCGAGCTGCGCATCGGCCGCATCCGCAACCGCATCTGAGATGCTAGTTGCAACAGCAGTTGAAAGAGCCACAGTTGTTACAGCACCAGGCGCAAGCTCGACATCTGTAACGGCATCGCGCCTGATAGCTGCTGTCCTAATAGAACGTAGCTGAAGCTGCCTAGGCACCGCACGCTTTTGCACTCCTCTAAGACGCATATCCATATGCGTAAGCATCTTTCCAACGGTTCTAATACTTCTACGTCGTATGCTAGCCACGTTTATCAACCTCCCACTCTGTAATCAAGTTTAGCGTTACGGTTTCTGGAAAAGTTGGAGTGTCAGGTACTGTGATAGAAAAAGAGTCAATCTTGCGTACAAGTATCGTATCGCGTGGCTCTAAGTCGCTCGCCAGTCTCTCGCGCACAAAGTCGTCGTTTATGGCAAGTGAGCACCAGTCACCGGGAACGTAGCTGCCAACTTTTGGTGATAGTGATCCGTTGACAGTCACGGCAATGTCAGCGACGGGTGGGCGGAACTCAGTCAAGTATCTTTGAGCGTATTTATACAACGTCTCCTCACTTGTCGTATCGACTGAGTTCGACGCTTCAGTTGGTGTCATGTTGACGCTATCAATTGATTCCTCAGCATCAAGTAGCGGCCACCCAAGATCAAGCAGATCAGTTGCAGTCGCGACAGCGTACGGCTGGCTCGCATCTTCCCCAAGGTCACCGGTGCTTCCAACAACAAAGAATCGAGTTGCAGCGTTCTCTGCCGATTCGTCTATTTGCACGTCAATGATGCTTCCGGGAAAGTCGAACACTAGCCTATCAGCGCCAAAACGACTGGGTGGAGAAACATCTCCAGGTGCTGGAGGGTTTGGAAAATCAATTGGAATCATCACAAACGTGCGCGTGAATGAGCGTGTTATCGCATCGTAGTCGCAATCAATTCTGTACTCAAAACCGTCTATTGTGTCAGAGTACTTGTCAAGCACTTCGCCTACTGATTCAAGTTTATATCCTCTAAACGTGCTATTTTGCACATTTTTTCCGCTATACCCAGCATCAGAATATCCAAATCCAATGTCAGAGTTAGCGGGGAACGGACCGTATGTTGTATGGTAGACACCAGGCGATTTTGTTGCAGTTCCAGCGCTTCCCAAGGACGCCACGTCAACAACACCAAAAGTGTCATATGTAAATGTTTCCGCTGTTGGCACAGTAGCCACCGTCTTCGTGCCATTAAATACTTCAAATGCAGCAGCAGAGTCGTCTACGCCAGCAACAACAATAGTATCTCCAACCAAAAACCCATGCGTGACTGACGTTGTCAGTGTTGCGACAAGCGACGTAAGCTGCTTATTGGTAACGGTTCTAACTACAGGTGTCATTGCAGTTGGTGTAATATCCCCTAGGGCGGTCACGTAAGTAAACGTTGTTGCGTCTGGTACACTTGCAACCTCGTTTTTACCAACAAATGAAGCAGCCGTATTTACAATTTCGACTTCCTGACCGTAAATTAGCCCATGAGCCACAGCAGTTACAATAGTTGCAACTCCGCTACTTATCTCAACAGATGTTATATCGATAAGAGTCGAAATTCCAGGATTGATTTCATCATTAGGAAAATCAATATTTGTGTAGTCGACAAACATTGTGTCAAGCAATTGGCGTATGTAGTCGTATGTGTCTACGCGGACGTACACTGTCGTGTCTTCGTATGTACCGTCTGGAAGGAGTGGTATCAACACAGAGCACGTTGTTGTTGTCGGAGCAGGGCTTGCTAAGACTGTGTAATACCCGTTGTACACAAAATTACCGACTTCATAAAATATAATTCTTATTGTAGATCCTACTGGAAACGCATATGCGTTTCCAACAAGAGTCACTGCGGCCACGCCGCCAGTCGCAACAATTGTCGCTGAAAAATCGTGAGTATACGTTTTCCAGATGTTCCTGTGATACAGGTAGCTAGTAAATTCAGATGCTTGCACCTTCATGTCTCTAGTGCCGGTATTGTATGATCTTGACCAGATCACGCCACCCCACACGCACTGGCCATCACGAACAATGTACAGTCCCGTCTTGCCTGGCATTGTCGACCCGTATAGGTCTAGTTGCGCTGTCTCTGGAATGAACGGTATCGACCCTGAAAACTTACCGGCGCCTTTAATTGCCCGTTCGTATGAAACGCCTTTAAACGGAACTTCGGCAAGCACAGAATTTGACAGCAGATCAGTTGTGTAGTATCGGTACTCAGACGCAAATTCTGTTATTGACATGCAGGTGCTATCCTATCCAGCCAGACCTGTAATAAACGTCCATTGTTGCGCTGGCATTATTTCCGCTAGCGTCACTAAACTCAATGCTATTCGCACCGGCGCCAAGCTGCGTCCAATCAACAAGAACATCGATCATTGATCTAGTGCCAATCATGTATTCGTTAAACGCCACGGCGTGGTCATACGTATCAATTTCAAGAATATCTACTGCGATACTTGCAGTACCAACTGCCGCGCCCGAGACGACGTCTGTGGCGACTTTTGCATATGTGAACGTGGTAGTAGTTGGCACGCTTGTGACTGTGTGCACACCATCGAACGTGGCATTGGCAATGCTTACCGTGACAAGGTCGTTCACTAGAAATGTGTGTGCTGCTGTTGTTGTGATAGTGGCAACATTGCTCGTCAAGGCTCTCAGAGAGGCAGTCTTCGTAGTTGCCGCACGTAGTGGCTGAAGTATTGTAATTAGTTCGTTTGTTGTTGAGTTGTATATTGTCGAGTTCCCAGTGATAGGGCCAGAAACAACAAAAACAGCCGATACTTTAGTATTTCCAATATTCTGCACATTGCGTACTCCTGTTTCAGAAGCGGCAGTATTTGCGCAAGGTATCGTTACGATTGTATAGCCGTCTGGTTCAGCATCTTTCCACTCATACTTTATTGGATCAGCAGCCCTAAGGCCGATAGAGAACTCAGTACGTCCTCGTGCATTCACGGTCTCGATGTCTGGACGACCACTAAGACGAACCTTTGATGCTTTCTTTGGGTTTTCGTTTACGTACAACCAGCCGCTTGTGTACACGAGACTTGTCGCGCTGACAAGAGTATTTCTCGCCGCTTGGACAAACGAAGGACCCGGCGGAAGAAACACGCCTGAAAGAGTAATCTGTCGAGCAAGCCAGCGGCCGCGGACATCATATGAACCGTCGCCAAATCCGCGCTCAATATCTGGCACAGACGGATCAGTATGTACCCACCAACCTTCAATATCTGTGCACACCCAAACAACACCGTTTACATCAATAGTGTTTAGAACAAGGCTACCAAGTTGTATGTCCGCGTCTAGCTTAAGCCCACTAATCTGCGGGTACGGTAACGGAGTTAGCGCCTTGTTTACGGTTACTGTTTCGTGCTCTTGGTCTGCCATTAGCCGCTTCTCCTACCTATGCCGCGCCACGTCGAAGCTGTAATGCTAGTTGTCGTGATACGAGTGACGCAAGCTCGACCTCGTCCATTCCTGGTGATGGATATACGTTTAGAGTTATGCCTTTTCCTGAAAGTCCGCCTGTCAACATTGTTATGAGTGCTCTGTCGCGCTTCGATAGTCCACTAGGATCAAGCGGCTCGATGCGCTCTGCCCTGCCAGCCTCTGCAACACGGACAAGCGTTCCGTCTCTAATAGGAAATACCGTTCCGCCAAGAGCCATGTTTCTTCTGGTGTCAGTACCGATCGTCGACGGGTTGTCAGATCCTCCCCAAATCGGAATCATTGGCATACTGAAACTTTTGTTGCCCAAAGGGCCAAGCCAGCCTGGCGTCGTGAACGCTAGTGTACCAATCGTGTTATTCCAGAGCGAGGCGATAGCGTTAAACGCTAACTTGAATGGCGACATGACTATGCCAAAGACACCAGAGAATACTAGTTTAAGGCCGCTAATCATGGAATTAAACGCATCTCCAAAGTGCTTTTTTACTCCGTCTATGTCTCCTCTGAAAAGGGCGAATATGCCAAGAATAAATGACCACACAGCTTGAAATATGGTAATAATTCCACCTATTACCTTAATAAGCCCAACAATTCTGTCAACAACAAACGTAATGGCTGCTGTTAGCGCGTATGAAAGAAGCGGAACTAAGAATTTACCGATAAAGTCACCAATCGTCTTAAACGTGTCAGAAAGATCTGTAACAAATGGCATTGCTTCTTTAAGCGCGTCTTTTATTCTATCCCACGACTCTTTCAACTTTGTGCCGACAGCTTCAACTAGCCTCGCAACAGCATCACGCAGTATCTCGCTGTTCTGGTATGCGAAGTACAGGATTGCGGCTACGGCCGCAATCGCTATTACAACAAGAGCAAACGCTGCTGCTGCAGATGCAGCCCCGAAACCTAGGCTTACAAACATTGTTTGGAGTCCCACCATTGGTCCCAGCATTCCTGGTATTGACAAAGCCATACCACTAAGTTTTGTACCGGCAGCTACAACGCTGACACCGAACTCCTTGGCATTAAGTAAGGTCCCTGCAAAATAATAACCAGTTGTCTTAAGGCTCTTTCCGGCCACGCTAACACCAAGCCGTAGCCCATGCATCGCGGCCATCACGCCAAATATCTTTCCCACTAACGGAATTGACATAAATTTTGTAAAAATATCGAGTGCTTTAGTTATAACTCCAAAGAACATCTGGAGACTTCCAGACTCAAGGAGCGCGGCTGTAGCAACTAGCAACTTTTCAATGAACTCGGCAAAAGCAGCGCCACCCAGAACGAGATCTGGCATCTTGTCAAGAATCGCGCCGACGCCATCTCTGATGCCCTGCATCGACGATTCGAGCGATTTTTCTCCGCCGGTTTTAAGGATTGCTTTAACAATGTCTCCAATAATTTGAAGAATTATTTTAAAGCTAGCCCACGCCGTGTTGAAGTACTCTTGTAACTTGCCACTGGCCAAATGTTTCGCAGTAAAGTCCTCGAAACCCTGCGACAGCTCAACGAACCAGGCGAGCATGCTTGTGCCGGCGCCGTCTTCGCCAGTAACCGCGCTGCCCATATTTCTAAACGCGCCGATGAGGTTTCCAATTACGTCACCAAAAGCGGCAGCGATATCGCCGGCCTTGTTAAACATTTCTGTGATGCCGCCTATATTCCCTTGCGCCTTGTCAGCCCATCCACCGGTAATTAGAGCAACCCAGTCAGTGAACCGTCTAATCAGCGGGCCAGCAGCTTCCCACAGTGCAAGAAGAAGTCTTGATATGTTTCCAAATATATCACCGGATTTCTCAACAACATAGATGTTCGTATCCATCACAGATCGAATGCTCTTTAGCGTGGCGTCAGTTGTAAGCGCCCCCGCGAAGTCCTTTATCGCATTTCCAGCAGCGCGCCCGGTCGCGATCATTTTTTCTCTGACCAGCGGAAAGAGTTTATCCATAAGCAGGACTATCGCTTCTTTTACCGGTGGAAGCATGGCATCAGAGATAGACGTTTTCATTTCCTTAAACACCGGCGCCAGCCCTGCAATAAACTTAGCAAAATCAGCTTGAATATCCGAAAGCCCAGCTGTTGGATCACCGCCGCCAGCGGCACCACCGCCACCAGAGTTGCCTTTATCCAGGTTATTGTTGGCGATAGTGAGCCCACGTTCTGCCGCATCGAACTCAGCTCCGGCCCGCCTCCTGGCCTCGATAGCGTCGAGAACTTCTTTAGAGTTTGCCTTCTCTTCTTCGGCGCTCCGCGTGCCATTGGCGGTTACTTCTTTAAGTTCTGTATTTAAGTTTGTTGCTGACGCTTTTGCTTTACGCAGGTTAAGATCAGCGGAAGCCATTGCAAGCTCGGCCTCTCGCCTTGCGCGTGAATTTGGTGGAAGATCCTGCACGCGTAACAATGTTTCACGCGCCTTTTCAAACTCAATCGCCGCTCTTTTTTCGCTGATAACGGCGTCTTCGCTACTGAACTTAAGCGCTTCTATTCGCTGTCGAGCGATCTCGTACGAGTCTGTGAGCCGGTCTACGGCCTGTTTCTCGTTGTATCGCGCGTTAGTAAGCCGATCTTGGGCAGCCGCCTGCGCGGCGATAAGCCCTGGCATTTTATCGACGCCTGTGGCACCACCGCTGCTTTTCTTTATTAGCCCACTTACTGCTTTACCGATGCCAGAAAAACCCATCTTCACAGCGATCATTCCTTGCAGAAGTCCGCCGATGACGCCTGTAAGTGCGCCGACCGCTGGCGCTGCCGCCAACGCTTGCAATCCAAATATGGTAACGCCGGCCGCTGCCGAACCAAGCATTGGAACAAGCAGCCCAACAGCTCCTTGAAGTATGTAGCTTTTCTGAATTAATGCGTTTACGGCATCGGCCGTCGCCCTCGACTTTCGCTCAAATGACGACATTCCTTTGTTTGCGCCAGACGAAAAAGCATTTCCAAGAGAGTTTCCAGCATTTTGTCCTAAATTGCCCATGCCGCGCATAGACTGCTGAACCTGCTGCGTGAAACCCGTTGTGATGGCGTTGACAACAATGTAGGCACTACCGACTACTGGCATTTGTCATCACCTCCTTCCATCGCGCTGTCTTACAATATTCTAAACTACTCTAGACTACGCGACTACTTAAGCGGGGCGTCGAGTACTCTGCCAAACGGCAGCGGAGAATCGGCGTCAGGGACGGTAGAAGGCACATATGGTTTAGTGGTGTAGGACTTTTGGAATGGGTCGACTGGGACAATTCCATAGTCATCAGACAGATCATCCATTGGTAGTTCTATGTTCTGGACGCCACTCTGCCCGTATGCGTAAGTCCGCCCATACATGTCGCGGTATATCGTCGAGCGAATACTGTCACGAGCCTCGAGTTCTTCTTTAGACGCGAACCCGGTCGTGTCCTCTTCAAATAAAAAGTGTATAAAATCGAGAGCATCTTCGCTATCGAGTTCTCTGATGTTTACGCCTAACGATATTGCTTTACCATTAATAAAAGGCCACAAATCAACTGCCCAAGTTAGGAAACTAATGGTAGTGGCGTGGGGCGTTTTGCGTATTCCTCCACTAACCAAGCAACAATGTCGCTTAACTGCTCAACATCGATAATTTTGTCCTCACTCAGCGTGAGTGCCGTGAATCTTTCAAAACTTTCTTTCAAAAGCACGATCCCAAAAAACTCACTAATCAGTTTTGCAGCTTCAGCAGGATTTTCCTGCGCGTTAGATCGCGCGATAAGATCAAGCAATACTTTGCCTTGAATTTTTGGTTTGCACTGAAAGTCTTCGCCGTGCAGCGAAAAATGCAATTCCTCTACGGGCTTATCTTGGTCTCCTGTCCCAAAATCCTTAAATCGTGCCATAATATGTTTCTCCTTCTATGTTTTGCGTCTTGAGGTACTTCCTCGTTTGTTTACTGTATTATCGTACCATATATAAAAACGATGAGAGATACTTATTCGGCCTCGTTCCAGGATGCATAACCGATCGCGCGTACACTACGCGGCCTGTATTTGAAAACCTCAAATGCCCACCCGGCTTATTCGCAGTGATAATGTGCGGGCGCGTCCCTTGATGACGCATATAGGCGTAGTCCAACCGTGATCCCACAAGCATTTGTTGACCAGCCAGCGTAGTTTCCATAGAAATACCAATCGACGCAGCAAGCGCACCAGTCCTCTTCCCAACTTTTGCCCGTGCCGCTGCTTGGATAGAGAGTCCGCGCTTATATAGATATCGTCCGACGTCGCCTGAAGGATCCTTGAGCAGATGGAACAGTGGTGTGTTGTACCAGGTGATCTGACTATAGCGTGACATTACGGGATTGCGATCGTCAACTGCATAGAAACGGTCTGGTACCCACCCAACGGGGGTTGGATATCTACTGTCGCAATTACACCTACACCGAATGACCCTGGCTCCCATTGATCTAGCGTATTTATCGAAGACAGCAATACATACGCGTCAACGGCGGATATTGCGGCCCCTTCTGATATGCGCTCGGCTGTTGGCGCACGGCCACTCGTGCCTACCACAGGGACTGCTCTAGAAATAGATATTGCCATAACAGCGCTTCTCACAGTGTTGCACCTCTGTGGCGACGCTGCTTCGTCACCAGGCGGCCCCAAGTATATTTGTATGAGCGCAATAGATAACTGATCGCAGTCAACAGCGGCCTCACCCATCGTCCAGTACTGCCTGTCTGGTAGTGGCACATTGTGCGAGGTAAACACACTTACAACTGTGCTGAGCACGTTGTCCAATAGATTTTTTAGATTGAGCGCGTCTTCAGAAACATCTGCTATCGATGTAATTGCCATTGCTAAGCTCCAATTGTAAATATTGGGTCTGACGACGGTGCTGCCATTTTTACTCTTAGGTTTCCAGAGCCAATATACACTGTCTCAGTTTCACCAGGTGTTTCGACACTAGGACGTGATGCGTACAGGTCCCATGTCCCTGGGTCAACAAGCCCAATAACACTGAGAGCGTCAGCGTACGTTACTAATATGCGAAGCTTATCTTCTCCAATAAGATCTACGACAGCAGACAGCGGTAAGACAAGTGACCGCGATCCCGACCAACTATTTATGGTTACCTCTGGAATCCACGCGGTGTTAGTCTGCAAGAATGCCGCGTTTAAGTAGATGTACGTAAGATCTACGCTTCCAACAGCGCCCTTTATCGAGTTAATGTCAGCCAGCGACTTCACGAGTTTGTCTTCCTTTGGTGTTAGTCTCCGCGGTCTTGCTGTGTCGGGGCTGAACACCCTGGCACGATTTTTAGCTTTGTCCGGGTTGACAGACTTGATAAACATGTCAACAATGTAGAGTCCTGTCCGACCTTCTTGTACAAAGTCTTGAGGATCTAAGATCGTGTATGACACTCCTTGACGAGAAACGCTAGTGATTCGTTGTGGAAGATCACAATCTTCGCCAGACCACATTTTTGCAAACTCGATAGCGAGCATGCGGGCTGCCATCTTTCCCATTACTGGTGGATCGGCTCCGTACGTATATGTGACTTCGACGTCGCACGGCCTCCAAGGAACACCAGTAACCGGTTGAATCGTCGAATGGTCAGACAAGTAGTAGTAATTCGGATCAACTATGTTCCCAAGGTTGTCTCTGACAGCATGTATCTTTGACACTGGCTTCCCACGAAGCTTGAGCCGCGAGCCTACCGCTATTCCGTCCGCTGACGCCTCGTAGAGACCGTGAGCTGATAGAGGAATGTTCACAACAGAGCCGTTAGAAAGTCCAGCCGCAGACGTGCCTCTCGAAAGTCCGTAACCATATCCCTGTGTGGCGCATACATAGCGCTCAGTTACTGTTGCCGCACCACTAAACTTTCTACCAGTCAGCGACCACAGTAGCTGCGATGCCGATTTTGCAGCATCATACGAGAACTCTGTGTCTGAGTATCTACCAAGGTCCGAAGCGCTTACCCAAAGACTGTCCATCTAAATCCCTTCTGCGTCAACAGACCAATATAAGCGTGGCGCTTAAGTATATATTACTACGAGCGCCACGCTCAGACTGTCAAAACTACGAGACTGGATCTTCTGTAGAAGCGATAATAAAGTCAATCGCGTTGTCCGCGTTGTAGTCAGCGCTACCTGGTACGTTAAATACGCTTGTCGAACCCTGCGACGTAAAGTCAGTGACTGCACGACTGTTGGCTGTGACTAGCAGAGAACCGCTGTCTCCAACTGAGCTGATAGTGCCGGTAGTTGATGTAGTGTACGTAATAGTTGTCGATGTTGGAACAGTCACGACTGTGTATGATCCGTTTAACGCGCTGGCTGTCAGACCACTGATAACGGCTGTGTCACCAATCGCGAGAGTGTGTGCCACTGAAGTTGTGATCGTAGCTGTAGTGCCTGTGCGCTCAACGTTGCTAACAGTTTTTGTAATGTCAGCGTGCCAAGTGAAGAAGCCCTTGCGGCCAGTTGGCGCCCACGGTGCGCGAGCGTACGAATACGGCCGCTCCGTTGCGACTGGGAACTCCCAGCGTTCGTCGAGACCAGCACCGAATAACACGTTGCCAATGGCGAATCCTTCAAATGTGCTTGCGAGCATTCCATTTTCGATAACGCGATCGCCTGATTGACGGAGACGGCAGTATGGGAACACCCAGTGAAAGTACGGAAGTGTTCCGGCGCGCTTGCCATCCTTAACAGCGAACGACCAGCACTCGATGGCCACACCGAAACCGGCAGGATCATCACCAACACCAGGAGCCGACCAACCAATGCTCTTACGATCTGGAACAGCATACGTGCCGAGATTCTTACGAAGTAAGAGACCGCCAGACACAAGATTAGTAAGCTCTGGGTCCGGCTCGCAAATGGCAAGTTCAAGTGTTACGCGCTTAAGAGTGTCAGGCGCTTTGTATGAAACACAGATCGTCCCGTTTGCCGACTTCTCCGTGATTTCATCACCCTCTTCATATTCAGGCGTGAATGACAGACGCATGAATGAGCTGGTTGTATAGCTGTCCCCAGCAGCGTTGAGCAGGTTGCCAGATGCATCAAGCCGCGTTACGCGAACTGATACGCCTTGGATGCTTGCTGCGTAATCCTGTGTTGCCATTGTTTGTTCTCCTTAGGCGAAATTCTGATATGTGAGCGTTGTAGGTGTATTCTACGCCGTCAAATCGACCTTGATAGCAAGGTGAATTGACTCGTCGAAAGAGGCCATCGCGGCGCGAGTGGCCTTAATTCTTACGTCGTTTTTGTTGCCAGCGACATCGTACCCATGTGCTACTGTGTCATTGACAATTACTGAGTCACCAACAATGGTTTTTACGCAACCTGTGGCGTAGATCCACTTGGTAGTGTCAGTGCCTACCATTTGGACTGTCCCAGTCGATGCAGTATCGCCTTGGTTTGCCTGTGTCAGAGCGGCAGTGAACGTCGTCGTCGTTGGTATGGACGCTACTACAAGTGTCTGCGTGAACGCTGTCTGATATCCAGCATTTCCACTAGTTACGACCATGCTAAACGTCTCACCCACCGACAAGTGATGGGCTGCCCCTGTTGTAACTGTAACAACATTTGTTGTGACAGCAAGAAAAGAGATGTTGCGATGAGGGCCATTGCCACTGTAGCCAGAGCCAACAATGACTGAAGTACCTGAAAGTGTCAGAACATGGTGAGGTGCTTCGCTGTTTGGATAGAATGCAAACGTATGGCCGTTGCTGATAAGTAAACTAAACGTGTCTCTAGTTAAGTGAAAGACGCCAGGTTCTCCGGCTGCAGACACCCTTCCAGCATGGTAATCAAGCAGCGCTATCGCACGCTTAGGAGAATACGACGCACTAGGAGTGGCAGTGACATGGATTATAGTCGCTGTCTGCTTCGACAAGAACGGATTAGGAAGTCCACCAGCAAGGGCTATTTCGCCATCCCAGAGTTCTTTCTCTAGGCTCTTCTGCGTGACACCTTCAAGCTGCTTAGCGATTCTTGAAAACTTATCTGCCGTTGGGAGATCAAACGTTGATCTAAAATCCTCAACTTCAATAAAAATTGGCGTATTTTCTTGGTATATCGGAGATGCTGGGTCAGAAGTCGCAACAAATGATGTTGCCGACGTGTCATCCCACAAGCGCACATAGTTTGGCCTCGTGTCGAGCATTTGAGAAAAACCACGAACCCACTGTTCGTTGTCAGATTCGGCGGGGTCATTAGGAACTGAAACAGAAAACAACCCGAACGGGGCAGGTGTAATCTCTGGTGACTCAAGTACGCCCTTAAACGCCATGTGTAACTCTTCCTATCATACAAAATTTTGTAATACTAATGTGTATTGGGAGCGCCCATTTCTGGGCGCCCCCTATACAATTACAGCTTCAAGTAGGTTTAGTACTCGATTACCGCTGCTGTTGCTCCACCTGTGGTGTCACGGAGGGCTGCTGCCACACCGTTGACCGAGATGGTCGATGTTACGACAAGCGACTCGATACCAAGCTTGGCAATACCTTCGAAAGTTTCAACGAACATTTTGTAGTCGTTGGTTCCAACAAGGGTAGAGTCACGGATGATTCCGAGATCCAAGGTACCACCGTCGAGGAACAAGAACGTTCCTTCAGCGAAAATGTACCATGTGAATGTGTCTGCGAACTCGCCGAGTGCGGCAGTACCCTGTGAGCCATAGACGCTCAGGTCGTATGAGAAAGTGCAATCAACTCCGCGATCAGCGAGGTATCCATCAATTTGCCCACCAGCACTCAATGTGCTGTCACCAGGCGCCGACAGCGTGAGGTCAGCAACCATTGCATCTTTGATCCACGCTGGTGCGATTACGCGCAAGCGCTGTGAAGGATCAAGACGATGGCGGCTTCGCATCGCTACGGCTGCACGACTGACCTGAACAAGGAAGTCACGGGCAACGCCGATGAGGCTTGTTGTCGTAACTGCTGTTGAACCAGCGGTCAGTTGGGCTGCCAAGTATTGCTCGGCTTCACGGGCGTGCTGAACCAGAGCCAACTCGTTGTGACGAGCAATCAGTTCTGGGTAAGCGCGTGTCATGAGGTTACCGAACTGCAGTTGCAGCGTAACGGCGTCTGTGAGGACGGTTAATTCCGTTGCTGAGGCTACAGTCAAGCTTGCCTTTGTGGATGGCGCGTCTAGCGAAATATCGTTTGCAGCGGTCCACACAGCGACTGCGCCAGCATAGCTGGAGAGTACTGGTGGAGCGATGTAACGAATACCACCACGGTCGGCGGCGAAACGTGGAAGCGAATCGCGAAGTGGTCGGTCAGTTGTGCCAAAACCGAAGATGTCGTACTTGACTTCATGCGGTGTTGAGAAACCACCGGAAGCGACAAGCGCTTCTGGCGATGTAACTGCCTTGATCTTCGCAACGTTGCTAGCCGCATCTGTCGTGAGAACACGCGATTCTGGGTACTTCGTTGTGATTGATGCTACGATGTGCTGTTCGCCATCGCCGCCCTTTACACGGCGCAAACCATGCAAACGAGCCGCCATTGCTTCAGCGATATCGTTGGAATCTTTCATTGTTGAACCAGCCGTGTAACCTGGGATGTCAGCACCAGCAGTAATGACTGCTAGTTCGAGGACTTCCCGCGCTACTGGACGACGGTCTTCTGGGACTTGGATTTCTACTTCCAAGATTGTTTCATTAACGGCGGCAGCCACGATGACTTCCTGACCTTCCTGCTCATCTAGAGCATTGCTATCTTCTTGTGTGAGTGTGCTTGCTTCGGCCACAACTTCTGGCGTAACTACCGCCTCTGTCGCAACTTCTACGATTTCTTCTGCTGTCTCTGTTGAGAGTTCCGCGGCCTCAATTACTTCTGTCGATGCCTCTGCCATTGTTGTTTCTGTTGCAATCTCTTCTACCGCAAATACTGGGGCTTCAGCGATTTCTTCATCTTCAGTAACTACCTCTTCTTCGAGGGCTTCTAAAGCTACTTCTTCTGGCATTTCTTCTGGCATTTCTTCTGGCATTGGCGCTACTTCCTCATCTGCTGCTTCACCTTTAACACGCATTGTTGCTTCGGATGCGCGTACTGCGAGTTCTTGTGCAAGAGCTTCGCGACGCTTACCTTCGGCACGTACGGTGTCAAGCATGTCAGCAAGCTGAGTCATAGCGTCGACTGTCTGTAATGTTGGCTCGTTTCCCTCAACCGTTTCGAACTCTGAAACAATGTCAGCTTGCAGCGCGACAACTTCGTCGTCTGTAAGATCAGCCATTGCATCAAGCTGTTGTATAATACGGTCCACTGTCCCTCCTCAAGGGTCAGTCACGATAAACTCCTGATAAGTCTATCTAGGGCTTCTGTCCACGAGAGGGACCCACACGCAATGCGTAAGGGGCACTCACTTGTATATTACAATAACCTGTCTATACTGGTGCTATGTCAGCAACCGCAGCAGCGTACTCAACTCGGAAGACACTTCCCCTTGAGAGTAGACATCACTACCAGATTTATATGACTTTAGACTAGCAGTTGCTTCGTCTGCGTCTTCTTTACCAATCTTCGCTTCAACCTTGTCGATCATGTCGTCGATCAGATTCTGTAGCACTGGTGGAAGATCACTAAACCTGACTTTTTGATTCTGGTTTCCAAACGGCAGTGGCAGGTTTGAGATTACTTGACCTAGTAAACGCGCAGATTCCCTAACGTTTCCAAGGGCTGTAGCATCTAATGCCCCTGAATCTAAGCGGCTAATGAGCTCTAATAGCTGCGCAGATGATGATGATGCTTGGTCGTAGTTTCCGGCGTTTAGCAGCACATTGGCCTCTTCTGCTTTATCCATTACGTTCTGCAATCCAGCAGCTCCAAGATCAGATTTAAGTCTGGCCAGCACATCGCGGAACTTTCCACGCGAATCTCGCGGTTGAGTTATCCCGGAAACGTATTTTCCATTTACTTTACTAACTGCTTCTGGGGCTGCATCTTCGTCAATAACTTCAGAATCTTCAATCGGTAAGGCCGCTAAAAGCCCCTCTTTTGCTGATGCTACTCTGGCTCGGAGGTCATCTAAGCTGTTGACTACGACAGGTTCTGGCACTGGCAATGATGCTACACGAGCTCTAATGCTGTCGACAACGTCGTCATCGATCAGCGATGCTGTCTTCCAATGCTCAGGAATCACGCTGACTCTCTTGAGCTTACGGGCGTGCTTCATAATATGCCTACGTACCATAGCTCGTTTGCCTGGCGTGGCACGGCCATAGGCGCTAATAGCCCGCTCGAGATCAGCAGAATCACGAATCGGGAATGACCCGTCTGGGAGCGCTTTGCCTTCTTCTGCAAGCCGCGTACGAGCTGCCTTTGAAATGTAGCCAAATGAACCGTACTCAATGTTACTGCGAAGTCTGGCCGATACTGCGTCTGCCGCAGCGGATAGCTCTAGTTTTTCTTTTCTCTCAAGCTCAGCAATTCTAGTCGACAGCTCGTTGATTGGGTCGGCCTTCATTCTTGCGAGAACGGCGGCACCGGCAGCGACGAGAGCGTACACTTGCCCCGACGCAACTCTTGCACGGGCGATTGGGAAACCTGGAACGTTGACTTGGCAAACAGCCACTAGTTCAAGTGCTCCGTTGATTGGGCGCCAGTCGCCTGACGGCGCCGATGCCCGCAACGCTCTGATCTGCTCCATTGTTGCATTCGAACGAAGTGCTCCAGCTACCCAAATACCGTACATGTCTTCTCCAGCATGGACATCGGCAATTGCAGAACCAGTGTCATCATAGTGACGAGCAGCGTCAACGGCACTTGCCTCGAGCGACGCGTGGCCACCAGCAAGTGTTAGCTGGCCAACAGTGTAGTCTTTACCGTCATCGGCTCGCACGACTCCAGTGTGGAAGTACGCGTACCCTGTGCGGCTCTTCGGTGCACGAGTGCCTCGAGACATTCCGATGTGATCTGTCTGCCATGACGCAATGTGGCCGAAAACTCGGCCTAAGTCATCAACTGCAAGTGGCGTAGGTCCCGCAAGCTTGGGATCTGAAAACCATTCAGCCGGCGGCACCGCTGGGATGGCGCCAGCAAGAAGTCCGCAGGCAACAATTGACGCAGCATCAATCTGGTCAATGTTTTCTTCGACGTAGATACCGTCTGGCATCTGTTCCATATTTTCCTCCAATAACGTGCTATCTGCTGTATCTAAATATATCTTACATTCTTGAAATGCCGGCTTCGGGACAACCGTAACGGCCATAACTCTCGCCTTTGTTATTGTCATCTTATCACCACCGATTTTCTTATCTTTCGGTGAATCAGCGGCCTCATCACTTGCTTTTTCGACGATGTCTTCACTTGCTTCAAAGTTGTCTAGATCAGCAGACACGCCACTAATGAAGCCTTCGCGTACCATTCTCTCGACTTCTTTTCCGTGCTCGCTTCTGTCGAATACGCCGTAGGCGTTTCCAATGCCACCTTCAACTCGTTCCATCGAATCGATCCGTCCGACTACGACAGAACCACTATGCCCGTCAGCAGTTGAAATCTGCCACAGTAGCGGCAGCGGCAACTCGCGGATCTCAATTGCGCCCTTCTTAAACTTTCGACCGTCACCAGATTCGATGTCCTCTGGAATGACAAGTGGAATTGAGAACTTAGCTCCGTACGAATCTGTTTTTTCCGCGGAAGCGATGATCCTATTCTTAGCTACAGTTGCACTTGCCTTAGAGTAAAGTGCTTCTAGAAGTGCTTCTTCGCTGATTAAAGTGCAGTCGCCAGAGCTTACTAAGTTCCTGTTTTTCTTTCCAATGTTGTTTCTACTACCTGGCCAAGTACCTGTTGCCTCTTTGTGCCGAAGAGCACAATATCCTTTTGCGCGTGGACCCATGTACTTGGCGAGGTGCTTATAGCAACGAGTCCAATCGCCTGGAGTGTTCCATCTAATCTTTAGAGCTCCACGACCGTACAACCAATAGCGCCGCAGCTGCTCGGCTTTCCCGCGGTTTCGATCAAGACCGCCGGCGGCTTGCACCGGATTTGGATCAGACTCATTGGCTACGCCGTCAACTTGAGCGAGAACATCAATATATTCTTCTCCGTGTAACGGTACGACTGGGGGCGGGGTCGCCGATGAAAGGTCAGCAAGAATTTGATCGTCTTGAACCCATGCTGCGTTCACTCGCTTAAACACTGTCGGTCTTGTCAAGTTTGTCTGCGCTGGAACGATCGAGATTAGATCAAACACCGCTGAAGGATTGTCAGGTGAAACAATCGCCAAATACATTGGCTGCACGTCTGACGTTGTTGGCGTTATGCGCTTTCCAGCACCTTTGTCATTCACGCCTTCTTTTTCAATAAGCTCTTTTACTGTTCTTGGCTTTTGCTCGTCTACTTCAACAGCAAAGGCAGACGCCCGAACTTTAAATGTTTCTGGATCATAGTACAGATGGTACTTCGGATTTTTCTTAAAAAGATCTTTGTAAACCGGATGTAGCCTTAAATCTCTTTCATCTAGTTTTACACCGGTCTTTTTTTCAAGCTGTTTTGTATAGTTTGCTTGTCTCTCTTCCGCAGAGACAATGGACGGCGCCGTTTG